TCTGGCTTTGCACGACACCAACCTCGCGTTCGACCGCTCTGGAACGCAGATTATTGGCGACGCGTTGCGGCGTGTACTGCGTCACCAACCGCTTTTTGCATCCCGGATCTCATGCCGGGCTGGTACGCTTCACGGTTTATCTATCGATGCGTGATCGCAAGCTCAAAAAATACGGACCTTAGTTGCGCAGGACTCATCACCGTTGGTTTGACAGTCCCGATCCCGACGACCGCATGATGAACGCGCGCGCGATTCTTGGTGGCTTTATTTCGGCCGGATTCCGGTTACATCATGGAGAAGGCGATTTCTAAATGAGGCCCCGATGAGCCCGATCGACCGCCACGAAAGACGACCGACGACGACCGACTGACGCACCTTCATCAACTGGCTGATTTTCGGCCAGTTGGGAATGGTGGCTGAAGCGCAAGGCAAAAGGGTGAGACTACCGCGTCAGGAGCTTTTGATCGTAGGGGGCGGCGGAAATTTACCCGCCGATGGGCTCGGCTGGAATGGCGATATCGGCAAGGGTCGCTTTCCCTGCAACAATTCCAAGGCCAGCTGGCGAACAGCATTCTGCTCAGCTTCGGCAGTTACCCATCCCTGTGGAGCGTAAGAGTATTTTGCAAGCTCTCGCCTATCGAGCGCAAAGCCCAGATGCCTTCCAATCTCAAACATCATCTCATTAAAAGCATCGTCGCGCTCGTCAACGAACCGTTTGAACGCCTCCTCCTTTGATCCCGGCGCTGGCACCGGACCTCCTAGATTGTCGATGTATTTTTTGTAGGCAGCTATGACTTTCTCGTCGTCATGAAATTCGGTCTGGATCACGTTGAGGGCGGTGACATGGTCGGGCGAAAGCGTCACCCGCCGCGTTCTCATCAGAGCATGGAATGTCTGATATTTTCTGCGGACCTTTTCCCGCGAAGTCTCAAGGCGAAGTGTCAGGCGCACGGCTACGATAGGGCCGACGACAATTGCAATGGCCGTCACGACAAGGATTGCGACGTTGAGCCAATCCTTAAATTGCATGCACCAAAAGCCGCTCGGGCAATCCATCACGGAATATCCTTCAGCTTCTCAAATTTCGCATTCACCGGTCCGAGCGGTGTTTCGATCGTAATGACGCGGCCATCAGCAAAGTCGGCGGGAAAGTTAAGAGCTGTCGTGATTCTAGTCGGAGCCACACCCGCTGGCGCTCCGGTGATTAGCGATGCTCCGGCAGGAAGCACATATTCGACTGCCCCCTCTATGCTGCCATCAGGCTTTGTGGTGTAGGCGCCCTCATATTGCATTGTCGCAACGTCGATGCCGATCAGCAGTCCATCCCCGATGTAGAACAAACCGATGCTTTGGCCAGCCACGCCGGTGAAGTAGGCAACGTAAAGTGCTTTAGCCATGGATGACGGTCCCGATCAGCGGTTTCACAATGCTTGCGCGGCAACCTACGCGACCGGTTCCGAAAGCACAATGAACGGAACGCTCCTCGTTGATCTCTCGCCGACTTATCAACACCGCGATCGGCAGTAGTTCAACTACGTCCCAAGCCCAACTCTTTGGGGCGATTTGCCTACCGGTGCAAGGTGCGCTTTGATCGGGTATGGCACCCCAACTCACCCGCCGCCGATCCGCAGACCACCGCCATAAATGCTGGCACATTTATTACGGCGACGTTCATGTCGGGACGATTGCCGAGCGCAGCGGCAATCCGCACGATACCGACCCGTGGGAATGGTGCTGCGGTTTTTATCCGGGTTCGCATCCGGGTGAACATCAGTCCGACACGGCGCCGACGTTCAAACAGGCCCGCGCCGATTTCGAGCGCGCATGGCAGGTGTTTTTATCGAGGCGCACTGGGTAAGCAGGCGCAGCGGCCTCGCAGACGCACCTGCCACGACGCGAAATCTGTGCCGCCAACCATGTTTGTTTGGAGTTCGTCGCTATGTTCCTCATTCGCGAAGCGCTCGACCGAAGTCGTCGGCCATAGCGTTGTTCCCAATCGGCGACCAATTCGATTCTAACCCAGCGGACAGCCCTGTCGGTCACTCGGTGGCTACTATTTCTCTGAGTTTGTCGAGAGACTGCGCCGTTGCCCCGTCCGTATCATCTAAATTGTACAGCACACTTAACTTGAGTGGCACAGTTCGTCCAAACTGCTGAAACCTGCCGTAAATTTGCTCCAACTTAAGTTTGCTGGTCGATAGATCATACAGCACGAGCTTTTCGACTTGTGAGAGATTAATACCCTCGGTCATGGTTGCGGCGGTGGCGATCAGAACGCCACCTTCTTGCTTAAATCGGTCGACGCTTTGCATTCTCTCATCGAACGTCATTCCTCCATGAAGAATATTGGTCTTGAACCCTAATTCCTCCAGTTGCGCCTGAAGGTAAAACAACGTCGCGCGGTATTCAGTGACGACCGCTAAACTGAAAGGCGCGCTGTTATCGCTGCGCTTTTCCATTATTTTGGCGAGGAAGATCTCAAACTTCGAGTCGCCAGGGGAACGGTCTATTTCTGCAAGGCATTCGTTTAGGGCTGCAATCAGCTCAGCATCTTCAGGAATTGCAGATGGGAGGGAATTGACGTCCTCTCTATCGTCACCGTCACTCCCGGAAGGAGCAGGCGCCAGAAATCCAGGAGCGAGGCGGTTACGGAGACGGCGCACACTCTCCTCAAGCGCGGGTGGGCTTGATGCGAGTGATCTGCGAAAGAGTGTACTGACTAAGGCGGCGCTACTGGTTTTTGGAAGCCTATCTGCAATCTCCTCAATAAATTCGCGCAGGAATTGGTCCGCTGGCGCCTCGTGAAAATCCAGAATCTCCAACCGAGTTATGGTTCGTGGAAACATGACCTTCCCAGCGTGATCCACGGCAATCGTCCGGACGATAGCCTTTGGGATAAGCAGAACGTCGACGACCTGGCCGCGCCGGCACCAGGGCGGGTTACTCGACGCGTGACGCATGGGAAGCGGCGCGTGACGCCGGCCGACGAAGCCTTGTTCGATAAATTCCCGAGGTCATGGTCTCTCAAGATGAAGGACTCTAGTGTTGGCGCCTTCAAGATCGCGCTGCTGTTATTGCAGCTGCGGTGGAAGGCGATGGGCCGGCCTATTGTTGTGTCAGATGCGGAGGCCGCGGCTCGCGGTGTCGGCCACCGTAGGAAGGTTTCGGCAATCCTAGAGCTAGAAAAACTCGGCCTGATCCGGGTGAAGAGACGGCCGAAAAAATCGTCCAGATTGCCGTGATCCTGCCGCGCAACTGGTGACGAAACAGCCTATCTGGCCCTAACCCTGTGGTGACGAAACAGCCTATCTGGCGCCGATCTGTGGTGACGAAACCGCAGATCAGTGATGTGCTGTTTCGTCACCAGATTTCCCGATTCTGGTGACGAAACCGCGGGTACGTGCGCTGTCTCTCTTATGTCTCTTATTGTGTATCTTATTTGGTCTCTCATTAGGTTTAAGTAGAGGGTACCTGTCCGGGCCGGCCCGGCGCCGGAACTTCCCTGGAACCCTACCGTTGAGTGTGATATTGGGGTCACACAGGAAAGAACCCGTGGCGCTAGGCGCCGCCGGACCAAACCGATGGACCAGCTTGCGCAGATCTTGAGTGCCGTCGACGTCGACCTCGATCTCGTGCTGCTCATGGGGGCTCGTTGCGAGGCGCAGGCCGCGCGCTCCGGCACCGGTTATGACCGAATTGGTGTCGTGCCGTTCACGGTTGGCGCCGAGCTTCGCTTGGTAAAGGCTGGCCGAGTCCTGGCGCGCCTCGGTGGCCGGAATTTCCTGACCCGTGTTGTCGACGAGATTACCGACCGCAATGGTGGTGATCACCAACGGCGCCGCATCCTGCGACGAGTGTGGAATCTTGACGGGGTGAAAGCGGCGCGAGCTTCGTAAAATCAAAACGGAGAATCGAATGACAAAACCAGCAAGGCCGATTTTCCCGGATGACGTGATCACTCTAGCGAAAGATGAGTTGCGGTATCACCAACACGGAGATCCGTTTACCTGCGCCATCATGCGAAGCCATGGTCGCAGTTTTGTATCGGCGCGGGCGGCGTTGGATTCGAGCAAGCGCGGGAGCATCTTTGCGATTGACCAAGACGGCAATGTCTATCCAACTCAATTGCTCGATTGTCTTTATTCGGTCGTGGACGAACCCGATTGTTATCATTTCGACGATTGAAACTTTAGGCACCTTCAACGGCGATCGTCGCCATGACAACCACCGAATTCACAACCGACATTGAATCCGCCGTCGACCGTATCGACCGCGGTCTTGGACAGTTGCTCGCCGGGCATCGCTCACCAACCACCACCAAAGCAGTCAGGATATCGATAGCGCGTGAAGGCGAGAAGCTTTACCGACGCCACGGTCGGGACGCGCTGGTACAAGCGGCAATGTTGATCGTAGTCAGGAACGTCGACAACACCCGCTACGAGAGATCCGCGCTGTTGCAGGATCTGTGGTCGGCTATCGGTTGATGCAGCGATTGTCGTGGTGCTGGTCACCACTACGCTCGCGAATTGGTGGCGAAGACACATCAGAGCAATGGAGGAAAGCAAAATGGAGACAGCCGAGCTAGTTGTTAGCCATCCTGCTGATCTAAGGAAGGCGGTGGTTCGTGTTACGACCCGTGAACGTGGTGTCATTCCCGGTTGTGTGCCTGCCGTGCATGTGTGGGATCAAATGGAATGGCATCGCAATGAAGAATCAAAAGGCTGGTTTGGCCCGAAGGAGGCACGCTCAAAACAATGGCGCAGCCTTTGAGGAGGCAAGACATCGCCGATTCCCGGCAGTTTCATGGTATGGTGTCGCTGATGTCGTGCACCATTGGAGGCGCCCGGCTGCCGATAACAACGGAGACTAAATTATGAAGCCGAAGAAAGTTGCCAAGGCTAAGAAGACAGGGAAGAAAGCCAAGTCGCGCCGATCAGCAAGCACTAAGACTGTAGTGAAGCGATCGGCCTGATGTTCTGCGCGCGACCCTCGATCGTGTTTGATCGAGGGCCAGCGTGCAAGGAACGTTACGGATGCAAACCATCAATCAAACCGATCAGCTTCAAACTAAAATGAAGATAAAAGGAATGCCTAAACATTCGCTAGGGTCCTAGGAAGGCCCTCCAGGCATCGACGGTAGCTCGCGCGGTCCGACCTTCCGGGCATGTCACGCATTTTCGAGATCTTGTGTTATAAGTAATGATTAGCTAGCTACGGGAGAGAATAAAACGTGGCCACAGCAGCAGCAGCAAAACATATTTTCGTATCGGAGAGTCGATTCCATCAACAGGTCAACGCTGGAACCTTCGAACGCGCGAAGACGCGTGGCGGTTATGATCTAGACGTGATCAGGGAAATTGCGTTCAAGACTTTACGCGCTGAGATTCATCGCCGCGGCGATAATGCACCTGGCCTAACTGAAGAGAGGACGCGGCATGCGCGGGCTGTGGCGAATATCACTGAGAGAAAGGACCAAGCTGGCGCCGGCAAGTTGGTCGACGTCGATAGGCTGGTGATACTACACAACGTCGAACGTTCCGTTGTTCGCGAGAAACTTCTATCACTCGGTCCTGAACTGCAAGGTGATCTTGGCGTTGAAGGCGCCGCCCTCGTCGATTCCAAATGCCGCGAAGCTCTGTTAGAACTTAGCGATGCAAACTCCCTCATGCGCCGCGCGGCGCGTGTCGACGCCGGCCTTGGCGATCTTCATGACGCGGCTGTCGCGGCTCGAAAGAAGGACGGCGATGAAGACGAAGACGAAGACGAAGACGCTTGATCCACCCCTGTTGCGGGCGATGATCGCATACGACAATGGCCTGGTCGTCTACAAGCCGCCGCCGAAATTATCCTTGATTGCGTGGGCCGATCGCTACCGCCGTGTTGCCGCCAAGACTTCAGCCTCACCCGGTCGTTGGAAAACAGTGTCCCAACCGATCGCGTTCGGACCGATGGATGCGGTGACCGATCCAGATACTCACAAAATTTCCATCATGGCGGGTACACAGATCCTGAAAACGGAATTGCTCCTGAATTGTGCAGGTTATTTCATCCATCAAGATCCGTCGCCGATCTTGCTGGTACAACCAACACAAGGGGCGGCGGCATCATTCAGCAAGGAACGGTTTATGCCGACCGTTGAGGCGACGCCGGCATTGCGGGCGCAGATCAAATTGCCGAAATACCGGGATTCTGAAAACACGATCGCGCACCAGGGCTATACAGGCGGTTCGATCGACTTCGTCGGGGCGAATAGTCCGACCGACCTATCGTCAAGACCAAAACGAATCATACTTTGCGACGAAATTGATAAGTGGCCCGTGTCGGCCGGCGCAGAAGGTGATCCTTTAAAACTTAGCGAGGAACGCGCGTCTACCTGGGCCGCGGTCGGTCGTGCCAAGTTTGTCCGAACCTGCAGCCCGACCGTGGAGGGATTCTCGCGTATCGGCCGTGAGTATGCAGCCAGCGACCAGCGCCGTTGCTACGTGCGATGCGCCTATTGTGATCACGATCAGGTTTTGACCTGGGCGCATGTCCACTGGGACCGTGATGAATCGAATGGCCACCTGCCGGATACTGCCGCGATCTGTTGTGAGGAATGCGGTGTGATCTGGACCGAGCGCGACAGGATCAACGCGCTCGATGCCTTGAAAGATGCGCCCGGATATGGTTGGCGCCAAACTCGATCATTTAATTGTTGCGGCGAGACGCATACGCCGACGACCTGGGATGATCGCGGTCGTTCGGTTTGTCCGAGCTGCGAGCAGCCCGCGCCGTATGACGGACACGCCGGGTTTCATGCCAGCAAGTTATACTCAAAGCGGCATCGGCTGCCCGAGATTGTTCGGGAGTTTCTGGAAGCGAAAGGCGATCAAGAGTTGATGAGGAAATTTACGAACACGGCGTTAGCGGAATTGTGGACGCAGCAATATGCGGCGACGTTCGATGTCAACGCGTTGATGCTTCGCGCGGAAGTTTACAGCCCCGACGCTCTGCCGGAAGTAGTGCAAATCGTGACCGGTTTCTGCGACGTTCAAGGCGATCGGTTGGAGGTACAGTTCGTGGGGGTGGGGCCGTGACTCGGAAGCGTGGGCTATTTCATACCATATAATTCACCAAGATCCGGCTCAACCACAGGCGTGGCGAGAACTAGACGCGCTTCTCGCAAGTAAATTCACAACCGTTACCGGGCGAACACTGCGAGTCGCGGCATTCGGCATCGATTGGGGCGGGAATCTCGGCAGTTTTGTTTTGGATTACTGCCGCGCGCGTCGTGGTCGAAGAATATTCGCGTGCAAAGGTGTAGCCGGTGTTCGACCAATCTGGCCGGGCCGCACTTCCAAGGCGCATAGTGGCGACCCGTTCTTCGCGATCGGCGTCGACACTGCGAAGGATGCAATTTATGCCGCGCTCCGAATCGATCCGCCAACCGAGCCTGGGTTCAGCAAGCCCGGATTTATCCATTTTCCGATCGCTGAAAATTTCGATCCGGAATATTTCGAGCAATTAAATTCTGAAAGGAAACAACAACGCAAGCGCCTCGGTCAGTCCTACAGTGTCTGGGTCAAGATCCGCGAGCGCAACGAAGTTTTGGATTGCTGGGTTGGTTGCCTCGCGATGCGGAAGGCGTTGCCACGCTATATCACGGTCGGACTCGAATACTCGGTCGCAAGGCCTGGGCAGATCGAACCAGAAACCGGTTCAACGCCACCAAATGCCAGGCAAGTCGAGCCATCAGCAGAGCATCAGGTCTATCACGAAGCCTATCAGCAGGCGCGCCATCCGCCGCGCTTCATTCAGCAATACGAGACTGCGAATTGGGTCGGCCCGCGCAGAGGCTGGATGAACCGCGAGTGATGGAGGAAAGGAACAATGCGTTCAATCCATGAAGTTGCCGACCGATTGAATCTTTCGAGCAAGAATTTACGAATTGCTCGACCATGGCAAATTGGACGGCAGGCCGCTCGACTCGGAAGTCCTCGCAAAGGTTCGCAAGGCGTTCCTCGGCGCGGCGCGGCGCAAGCCGCCGACGTCGCACTGATCACCAATGCCCGCCGCGCGCTGCAGCCATCCACCACCACCGCCGACCATTTCGCAGATGGCAGCGATCAATGCGGGCTTAGTGGCGCGCGACGCGCAGCTGGTGGCTGACAATATCCGAACGCGATTCCGCAGTCCAAAAAACGGCCGCAGCTCTGGGGGTTGGCTGAGGCAGCTTGTGTCGGAACCCGACAACGTTGATCAAGATCAATTTACCGCGCGGGATTTGAACCGGCCATCAATCCGCGCTGATTTTCGCTGAATGACAGCACTTGTAGTCTGAGAAATACACCAATAAGCCGCGAACGCCTGAGGACCGCATTTCCCGGAGGGTGATTTTCGTTGGGCGTTTCACCACTGAATGCCAAGCTTTATGACGATGGATCGACAACCACGGGCGACACGATCACCCGCGGGCTTCGGGATTGAAAAATGGGCTGTGACGACGGCCGGTTCGCGCCCGGCAGTTTTTCTTTGGCTTGTGGCGGCCATGTGGTGGGGATGCGAAGGCGCGCATCTGGGTTCATTGGGACAATGAGGTTCCCAATACTCACGGTCAGTTTACTGCGAGCGTTCTTCGACCGCCGAATAAATCCCGCTGCGATAGTGTCCTATCCTTGGGAGCGATTTCGTCCAAGGGAGGGAGCATGATGCGGAAAACGACTATAGCCCTGTTCGCACTGGCAGC